GTGTTTCGGGTTAACCCCGAAAAACTCAGGATTGTCTGCAAGCCTGCGTTGATCTGTTGATGTTGCAGTAGGGTTTGCCCCAACCTCAATACGGAAACCAACATCACCAATTAAACGAACAAATTTTGTATTCGCATTCAGGGCCGCGCATTGTGCGCTGGTGCCGCTGATTGTGATGTTTTGCACCGCAAGCGGAGGTAGTTGTGCCGCTTCGACGGTTTTCCCGTTCACATCAAGGGCCATTGAGCGATATTCGGAAATCTGGAGCGTTGCCATGTTTTGGCCCTCTTAGAATGCTGTTGGTGTGAGCTGGTTGCTGCTCAGTAGCTTGACGGTCTGAGCCTTCAAAGACTTAAGCGCCATGTTTTCCATTGCCGCCGATGCCTGGGCAATCTGATCGTCATACATGACGGACATTGCAAGGTCTTTTTTTGCCCTGCTCCTGATTAGCTCTTCCGCTTCAGTTGTCCAAAAGTTTTCATCTGAATCAGCGGACAAAACAGGACGTTCGTATTGATACGAAACCGTCATCAGGTATTCATTGTTTGGGGATGGATAGAAGCGGATTTGCTCCGCATACCACGCCCACAAACGCGGGTATCCACTCAAAGGAGTGACGCCTGCATCAATGTCTTCCAAGTGTTCATAAGAAACTTGGTCGAGTTTGTAAATGCGGTTATTGACTGTCGTTACGATTGAGTCAATTTCCACAATGTCACTTGGCAAAGTGCCAGGGCTTGCCGTAGAAGTGCCGTAGTACCTTTGGCCCGCTATCGTGCTGAACGTCCCGCGTTTTTCACCTTTGAAGAATCGGTTGGATTCATAGAAGGCGATTGCAGACTTGATGGCACGCTGGATATGCGTGGTCAGGTCTGTGCGGTGCAGTTCCTGCGCAATGCGCTGCTGCATTTCAAGATACGTTGCCATTCTTCTTTGGCCTGCCCGGCTTCTTTTTTGCCACTGGCTTTACAGGTTCAGAAATGGGCGCAACAAACTCAGGAGTTTTTGACTCCTGGGCACGTTGCGCCCAAATTGCCCTACGTCTGCAAGGTTCAGATTGCAGGGACATACTCAATGGTGACTTCCACAACACCAGCGGTAGCAGCGGTGCCGCTTGCCGTCAGAGTGGCGTAATAAGTCGTATCAGACGCAACGAGCGATTTGCCCGAGGGTGCCTGAGTCACCACGTTGGCGGTCACAGAACCAGCGGCTGCAGCGTTGATAATGTCAGTGCCGCCCGAGGTCGTGCCAACTGAAATTGTGTTCGTCGTGCCAGCGTTCTGAGCCGTCGATACGCAGGTATTGACCCGCAGCAGGTTAGAGCCTGCCGGGATCGTGCCGATAACGCGGGTGAGCGCGTCTGCGTCGTTGTAGTTGATGAGAGTACGCAGGAAATGAACTTGCTGCGTATGGAATTGGCGTGCGGTTCCCATTTTCTAGTCCTCCGATTAATGGGCAGCAGCGTAGGTCGAAACCGTAATGGTCCCGAAGTCTTCGCTGTTGAATTGGGTCTTCTTCAGACCGGCGATCATCCCGGCGCTAACGCCAAGTTGGTTTTGGTAGTCAAAGAGTTCTTCAACCCAAGACATTTCCCCACCTTGGTCTTTTTGACCGTAGGCCATGCAAGCGGCTTGAGCACCGCAGAAAATGGCACGGCGAACCGTGGAGATAGCGGCACCCGTCGAGCTGTTCACGCCAGTGGGGACGCGATAAGCCTGATGAAGGATGACGTTGTTGTATTCACCCAGAGCGCCGGTGTAGATGGGGTTTTTGTCAATCTGACCACCCATCATTGCCGCTTTCTGAATGTCCAGCCACTGACCGCTAGAGGTCGAGGTGCGCAGGTCATAGACTTGATACGGATGCAGGAACATCACGTACTTGTCTTCGCCGTTGACTTTGATCGGGCGAATCGTCGGGCTGTAAGTCCCGGCACGCTCCACGCACTTGTCAATCAGGTTCAGATTGAACACGTAAGTAGAGGTTTGCGACTCATCAGCAGATCCATTTACGAAAACCTTGCGGTTCGTAGACGGCGCAACTGCGGCTTGGTTGCCGGTGTAGCGGGTGTCGCTAACCGCAGTGTTCCCAGCCAACTGGTTGAAGAACCAGGTATCCAGACGCCCAGCCCACCAGTCTTCCAGACCAGACTTGGCCTCGTCACGCACGCTAAACGGTACGCGCTGCTCAGACATCTTGCCCGACGAGCGGACAGCATGGCGAAGCTGGTCGATGTAAACGTTGTCGCTGTACGTGGTCAGAGACTCTTCGTTACCCTCAAGAGTACCGTCGCCTTGGACACCGTCACCGGACAACTGCATGCGCAGGCCGATGGTGATGCGGTCGCCGGGGCCTTTGGAAACCTCGTCTTTGATTTGGATGAGCGAAGTTGCGGTTTTACCCATGAACTTCTCGAAATACGTCTTTTTCAACGCATCGACAAAGAGCTTTTTGCTCCATGCCTTGACTGCCAGGGCGTTATTAACGCCGTATGAAGTAGTTGCCATGTTTGGCCTCCGAAAAAAGGAATGAAATGAAGTTGCTTGCGCGTTCGCTGCGCTGCGTTTTCAGTTCGCCGGTTTTCGTGGGGCGTCACAGGCATGCACTCCGGGGCATGAATCCGAATGGGCGCGTAAGGTGCGCCCGTCCCGATGGATTGAGAGTTAACCGCCCATCAAGCGGCGAAATACCTTGGGGTCTTTGGTAGCTTCCGCGAATTCCTCCGCTGGCATGCTTGCCAATGCCTCCAAGGTCAGATTGTTTGAAGTCCCTGCACCACTGCCTAAAGAGCGTGATGCAGCAACACCGCGTTGTGCGGTTTGAATGCGTTGCTGCCCTTCGCTTGACTTTGGCGTGTATCCCTTTGCTTGCGCCAATGCATAGATGCGTTCCGGCAGATTCACTCCCTGATTGGCCAGTTGCGCTGCCAACTGAGTGAAGTGCGAATGCACCATCTGTGCAGCCGTTTCCTCATCGTGACCAAGAGCCATCAAAGCACGCGCATCAGCCTGTTTCAGGTGATTGACCGCCTCAACGTAATCTGGTTTCTGAGCGACAAATGCACGTTCCTGAGAATTGACGTAACTGTGCAGTTGTTCGTACTGCTGTCGCTGCGCCTGTTCCTGTTGTTGCCTTGCCAGCCATTGATTCTGTTGTTCAATGATCTGCTGTTGCTGACGTAGCCGCATGTCAAAGTTCGACACCGGATCAACTTGCACATCAGGAATAGGCTGTTGCTGCTGTTGTTGCAACGCGGCCATTAGCTGATTCAGCCGCTCATTACCAATCCGCGTGACTTCCTTGGTCTGGTCAAGCTCTCTGCGAAGTTCCTTGATTCGTTGCCGTTCTTCGTGCAACGCTGCCAATGGGACTGTCTTTTGAGGCTTTTCTTCTGTCTGTTGCTCTTCTACTGGCGCAGTTTCCTGCTCCGTTTCGACCACTTCTTCAGTAGTCTCTGCAATAGGCTCTTCACCTTGCGTTTCAAAATATGCCTGTTCGCTGGCAATAGCGCTGCCTTCCGTGTTATCGGACATGCGTTTTCCTCAAGTTACCCTGATAACGCTCAGGTGTGCGATCTGGTTTTCCGCCTCGCGGCGAAACTCAGCCCATGCGGCTGAATTGAGGCTGAAACTCTGGCGCTTGAATGCCTAGTCGAGCCTGAAGGTGTGCCAATTGCAGCGCAAGCGCCTCGTTCTGGGCTTGCACTTCCTTTAGTTGCGCTTCTGCGTTCACCTGACGTTGTTCACCAGGGAATGCCTGCGCGGTTGTCTGTGCCTGAGTTTCCTTTAGCACTGCATCTGCATTCAGTTTGCGCACGTTGGCTTGTCTGCCTGCCATGTCAAGCTGTTGTTGCGCCTGCTGCATTTGTTGCGCTTGCGGATCGTTCTTTTGCGCGTTGATTTGTTGTTTCCACTTCTCTGTCAATCCAGAGGGAAGCGGCATGTAATCAATCAATTCAGGAGGAACCGGCATGCCCATCTGCGCCAGAGTAGGCATCATCTGCATCATCATGCCGAACACCCGTTCCTTGACGTTGTGCGAGGTTGGGCTTTCATCCACGATAACGTCATACTGCATCGTGTCGTCTTGACGCATCAACGGGATATATCGCTCAGTACCGTCCCCACTGACAATGCGAACTAATCGACCATCAGACAAGTAGAGCTTGATGAAATCCGCCAACAATCGGCCTTGCAACTTGCGGTAACGACGAAGCGAATCAAACAACCCTGCAAGAATCGTCATCCCTGACTCTTTGCGCTGCGCTTCAAGGTATCCAGCCTGCGCCCGGTTTGCCTGTCCGAGTTGTTCAAGGTTCACTCCGGCCGCATCACGAATGGACTGAATGGAAAATTCCATCATCTTCTCGGGGCCAACAGGGTAAGGTGGATTCGGCTTGTTCATCACCTTGCCGCCAGAGATTGCGCCTTCATTAAAGGTCACAATCGAGTCTGCTTTGGCCCAATCCGCTTCCAGCTTGCGCGGGTTGTCCGTTGCCCCATCTTCCACCATCAAGCCGCCCTTTGCGTTGCTGTTGATGATGTGCAGAATTTGGCTGAAGAACTTGTTAGACCATCGCTGCGGGTCGCTCATGGAGCGGACCAAGCCATACCATGTGTTTGTATTGCGGTCGCGCTTTCCGGTCATTGCTTTAAAGGTAAATCCGCCCTTCTGACTTGGGGCTAGACCTTTCTCAAGCACCGTTCCACCAGAAATAAACGCTTGCTTGTAAACCTTGCGCGTTTGTTTCACAGATTGCAATTGCATGCCTAGCTTGGCGGTCTGCTCTTCAATCTTTTCGTATCGCTCTTCATCAATCTCGATAACCTGTCCCGTCGATGGATCGGCTACGCGGTAATAGCACTCCAGCGTGAACCACTGGTGATGAATAACAAGGAACTTGCCGGACTTCGGGTCGTAGGCAATGGCATCTCTTTTATACAGCCACGCATTTGTTGCATCATGGGGCTGGGTGATGTTGTCCTCATCTGTCCCTAGCCCTTGTTCTTCAATCAGTTCATCAGATTCAGGCCAAGTCGATTCAATCTCTTCCTTGGTCATCCACTCTTCACGCTGCACCCAGCGGGCGTCACCCAGGTTGCGCTTCTTTGCAGCCGGGTCATAGCGCATTGAAAGCGGGTCAACCCGTTCAATCAGGACTTGGCCTTCCTGCTCATCGGTATAGTCCATGCGGGTTTCTGTCCAACCCAAACCACAGACGCACACATCAAAGAAAGCATCGGACTCTTCATCCTCTGCATCGCAGTTATCACGAACCCATTGTGCGGCACCTGTCAACAGTTCGTTGACACCTGAGCCCCCAGCTTGACGCGGGATGAACTGCACTTGCTGACGGTTGTTGACCTCAGTGCCACAGACAGAATCAATCACCGGGCCAACACGGTTAAACACCACGGCAGGCCGATTCATTTCCTCCAGCACTGCGCGGTCTTCTTCGCTCCATTGATGCCCAGCAACCAAGTCATAAGCATCCTTGGCTTCTTTCATCCATGCTGCCAAGTGCTTGTCAGATTCGCGCTTGCAGGTCTTGACCAGCTTCAGGACTTCTTCATCCGACTCAATTCCAGACGGCTCTTCCCCTTCTGGCTTTTCATCGTCATCAGGTTCGTTGATTTCTTCGTCTTGCATTTATGCTGCCCAGGATGTGAGTCGAGTGACTTTCTTGTAAGCCTCTTTGTATTTGTCGCGTTCGACCGGCTGTTTAGGCCAGATCAGTGGTTTGTCGGGCTCTGCGATTCGCGCAAGAGCATCAAGCATGTCGTCATGCATCGCCACAGGGAAAGCTAATAGTTCCTGCTCAATGAATGCACCGATAAGCTCCTGCACTTTCCCGGTTGTGTCTGTCTTGTGAATAGACTGTGGAAACCAGAATTTCCCTTGTTCAAACAATGGAATCAATCGCTTGATGCGGTCATTCTTTGGCGTCTGTCCGGCAACCTCTACGATTTCAAATCTGTAGTTTTCCCTGCGCTGCAAGTCTTTGATGTGCTGAATATCTGCCATCATCCCGTACCGCTCATATCGAACGCTCATGGGTTTCCACTTGCGATGCAAAGCCATCAATGCTGAAGCTCGTTCTGTCAGGTTCAACCTGTCTCGGATCATGTCCAAGACGTAATAGTTATCATCCTGCCCGAGCCCGACCACCCACATTGATGTGTAATCGTTTGTTGCCCGCTTGCCGTTGGCTGCGTCAACCAAGATATACCGATTGGTTCCGCTCTTCGCGTCATCCGGCGTGCCATCGTAAAAGTTGACCCACTCTCTACGGAATTCTCCGCCACCGTCCGGCCTTGGTTGCTGTTGATACAAGGCTAACCAGTTGCGTGGATCACGCTTTGCCTGTGCAATCATGTCTTCAGTGAACCACTCAGGCCAAAGCAGTTCGCCGGGTTGTCTGCCTAGCGGGTCGTTTTCTTCGGCTTCCATCGGAAGACTGACAATCTCCCACTGTTCCCCGCCTTCTTCTGCGTCCTTCAATAGCCTGCCAGCCAAGTCATCCTCATGCCATCGGGTTTGAATCAGAACTACAGCCGCGCCTGGCTTCAGGCGGGTAAAGAAGTCCGCCTTGTACCATTCCCAAACCTTATTCCGCTGCGTCAGGCTATCGGCATCTTCCCTGCTCTTTACAGGGTCATCAATCAAACCCAAGTCAGCACGGCGACCAGTTACCGAACCGCCTACGCCGACCCCGAAGTATTCGCCACCCTTCGATGTATCCCAACGTCCTGCGGCTTGGCTGTCATCAGCTAGCCCAAATCCAAACACTCGGTTGAACTCAGTTCCACCAACCAAGTTGCGAACCCTGCGCCCAAATCGTTCCGCTAACTCTGCGGTATGGCTTGCCGCTATAACTGTTTTCTGCGGATTCCTGCCTAAGTACCAGCTTGGGAACAATGTGCTGCCATACGTTGATTTGGCGCTTCCTGGCGGCATGAACACCATCAGGCGGCTAATCTCACCTCGCTCCACAGCCTCCAGCTTCTCGCACAACAACTTGTGATGCCGCGCAAGCTTGTATCCAGTGTCCAGATAATCAATGTAAGCCGGGAGCGACGTTTGCGCCGTCTTCCTGGCTAGCAGCTCCTGTGCTGCTGATAATCTGGATAAGCTCATCGGTACTCAATTCCCGAGCGGTTCGGTTTACGTTGACTGTAGAAGTTGACTCAGGACGGCCATAAGCACGATCCAATAGCGAATTAGCCGCTGCAACCCTTGCGGCTGGCGGCAAATCTTCACGCCCACATATCTCTGCAAGCGTTTTGATTGCTGATTCAGTCTGTTGGCTTGCCAACTCTCGGACGTATCCGATTGTTTTTGGCCTTCCACCTGGATTACCGGACTTCCCGCCTTGGAAAAGACCGGCATGTACCTGTCCTTTTTTGGCTGGCATGTCGATTCTGTTCTCAGATGTTGTTAGTGTTCGCTAACTTGTTGAATAGGATATGCGCAATCAGACTACCCGAACGGGCTTGCGTTGCTGTTCTCGGCTCTACCTGAACACGAATGCCGAATCCGCTATGAAGTCCAGCCATTTGCCCGTGGCTGGCTCAGCAGGCTTACCGAGTGTTGTGCGGGGGTTTGTAAGTGAGGGGACGCGAAAGCTGCGTGGACACTGCCAATATTGCTTGATGCTTCGGCCCCTCGAAAACAACAAAGCCCCGACTAA